CACCACCTACGATTACAATCAGTGATCCAAGTACTCCATGGGGAATTCCTGCAGAAGCAACAGCAGAAATTGTAAATGGAAGTGTCACTGCAGTTAATATTATTTCAACAGGAAGAGGGTTTTCTACATTACCAGATATTACGGTCTCTGGTCCAGAAGTTGGAATTAGTACCGCAACACTTTCTGTAAATATTAAACCGAAATATTATTCGGTTCTTAGATGTACTGAACCAAGTGCAGGAATTTGTACATTTACCATAAATGAAGGAGTTCCCTATGATGTAGGTGTTGGAACCTCAGTTCCTATATTTAAGCAAAGTCGAATTCTTGCTTCTAGTCATTCCTTTGAATATATCGGATCAGGAACGACAATTGAAACTTCCCTTCCACAAACGGGCGGTGTTCCAATTCCAGAAAATGAAGTTGTAATGAAAAATGGTGGTCTAGTAATTTATACCAGTACAGATCAATCTGGAAATTTTAAAATCGGTGATGGAGTTACCATCGATCAAAATACGGGAACAATTTTTGGTAATTTCTATCAAAAAAGTGTTCTTGCAAATGTAACACCATTCATCTTAGCACTCGGATAAGGAGGGAACCGTAAAGTATCATGTCACTAGCACTTAACGTATTCAAAACTATAACAAAGGTTGTTTCAACAAGTCCAGTTGGAATTTATACTGCACCAGTTGGATATACTGGTGTAACTATTCTTGCACAAGTAGTTAATACTGGAAACACTACAGAAACAGTCACTTTTGCTCATCAAAGATCTGTATCTGGAATTGCTGTTACGACAGAAATTGTCAAAAGTTTCCCTATTCCTGCATACGATACTGCAAGTTTACTTGATGGAAAACTATCTCTCGAATCAAATGATATTTTGGTAATTTCTGGAAGTTCCCCTAATCTTAAATTTACTGGAAGCGTCCTAGAGACACTTAAATAATAGGAAGTGATCTAAAATGGCAAAGTTACTTAGCGGAAAATTACCAAGACTTAGTGTAGGTATTTCATCTTATAGTGAAAATCTAACAACATTATCTGTTGTAGGTTTTTCATCTTTAAGTCATGTTGTCTTAAATGGGACAGTTAGTGCAGGATCAACAACTGGTGCTGATGGTCAGTACCTCGTTTCCACTGGTATTGGTGTTACTTGGGGTAGTTTATCAACTCTTAGAAATTCATATACAACGACAGCAACTTCAGGACAAACAAGTTTTACAGTAAATTACAATGTAGGATTTGTAGATATTTTTGTGAATGGTGTTCGTTTAACTGGATCAGAATATACTGCAACGACTGGGACATCTATTATTTTAAATGAATCTTGTTTTGGTGGAGAAAAGGTAGATATTCTTGCATATAATACTGCCACGACAGGAGTTGCACCGAATATGGTTGACGTACCGTCAAGTTCTAGTGATACTGGAATTCCAGGACAAACTGCCTATGATTCTTCCTATTTTTATGTCTGTGTTTCTCCTAATTCTTGGAAAAGACTAACACTCGATTCTTGGTAAAATAATTCTAAATAAAAACAGCGAGCCCAGTGTTTGAGCGCGATAACGGCTAAGATATCATACAAAAAAAATCACTCTTTTAACGAGGAAAAATGGCCTTTAATAGAGACCTTTCACAATTTGCGGCATATCTTGAATTGGATGCCGCAGGAAATTATATAGGTATTACATCTGCATCTTCTTCAGCAAATGTTGGTATTGGTTTAACAAATCCATCTTCTAAACTTTCGGTAGCTGGTGATGCAAATATTTCTGGCAACGTAACTGCTGCTCAGTTTTTGACTGGTACATCTGGTCAAGCAATTGGAATCAGTACTAATACAATTTCTGGTCCAGCAACTTTAACAATTGACCCTGCAGGGGTTGGCGACGATACTGGATTAGTTGTTATTAAAGGTGACCTTCAGGTTGATGGTACTGAAACAATCATCAATTCCACTACAGTAACTGTTAATGATAAGAACATTCAAGTTGCTGATGGTGCTATCAATGATGCAGCTGCTGATGGAGCAGGTATTACAGTTAATTCTGGTGATGGCAATAAGACATTCCAGTTTAATGACAGTAATGATTCGTTCCAGTCAAACATCTCACTAGATGTAGCTTCTGGACAAGTTTATAAAGTAAATGGAACCGAAGTTCTTTCTTCTGATACTTTAGGATCTAGTGTCGTTAATTCTTCACTGACTTCTGTTGGAACTCTTGGACAACTTGAAGTATCTGGTGTTACTACTTCGACTGGTGGTTTCTCTGGAGATTTGACTGGTAACGTAACTGGCAATGTTACAGGTAATGTTACTGGCGATCTTACAGGTGACGTAACTGGTGACGTAACTGGTGACGTAACTGGTAACGTAACTGGTAACGTAACTGGTAACGTAACTGGTAATGTTACTGGTGATCTTACTGGTGACGTAACTGGTAATGTTACAGGTAATGTTACTGGTGATCTCACAGGTGACGTAACTGGTAACGTAACTGGTAATGTTACAGGTGACGTAACTGGTAATGCTGATACTGCTACTGCACTTGAAACTGCTAGAGACTTTAGTACTTCTGGTGATGCAACTGCCCCCTCAGTTTCATTTGACGGCACAGGCAATGTTGATCTTGTATTGACATTGGCTAATACCACAGTATCTGCTGGTTCTTATGGTTCTTCAACCGAGATCCCAACATTTACTGTTGATTCAAAAGGTAGATTAACCGCTGCTGGTACTGCTTCAGTAGGAACTGCTCTGACCGTTGCTGGTGATTCTGGATCAGAAGTCATTGATCTTCTTAGCGAATCCCTGACCATTGCAGGTGGAACGAACTTAACTTCATCTGCTGCATCCGATACTGTTACAGTCAATCTGGATGACAATATCTCTCTTACCAGTGTTTCTGCTTCTGGTATTATTACTGCAACAAGTGGTTTTGATGGAGATCTGACTGGTGATGTAACTGGTAATGCTGATACTGCCACTGCACTTGAAACTGCTAGAGACTTTAGTGCTTCTGGTGACGCAACTGCTTCTGCTGTTTCATTTGACGGTACAGGCAATGTTGATCTTGCACTTACTCTTGCGAATACGGGTGTTTCTGCTGGTTCTTATGGTTCTTCAACCGAGATCCCAACATTTACTGTTGACAGTAAGGGTCGCTTGACTGTAGCTGGAACTGCTTCGGTAGGAACTGCGTTAACTGTTGCTGGTGATTCTGGATCAGAAGTCATTGATCTTCTCAGTGAGTCCCTAACAATTGCAGGTGGTACTAACTTAACTTCATCTGCTGCATCAGACACTGTTACAATCAATCTCGATAATGATATTTCGCTTACTACTGTAACTGCATCTGGCATTATTAGTGCTGCTCAGTTTTTAACAGGTAGTTCTGGTCAAGCAATTGGAATCAATACTAATACAATCTCTGGTCCTGAAACTCTCATTCTTGATCCTGCTGCTGTTGGAGACAATACTGGAGTAGTTGTTATCAAAGGTGACCTTCAGGTTGATGGTACTCAAACAATCATCAATTCAACAACTGTTACCGTCAACGACAAGAATATTCAAATTGCTGATGGTGCTATTAATGATGCTGCAGCAGATGGTGCTGGTATCACAGTTAACTCGGGTGATGGAAACAAAACATTCCAATTCAGTGATGCAAATTATTCGTTCCAAGCAAATACTGCTCTTGATGTAACTTCTGGCAATGTTTATAAAATTGGAGGAACCGAAGTTCTTTCCTCTAATACTCTTGGTTCTGGAGTCGTTAATTCTTCACTGACTTCTGTTGGAACTCTTGGACAACTTGAAGTATCTGGTGTTACTACTTCGACTGGTGGTTTCTCTGGAGATTTGACTGGTAACGTAACTGGTGACGTAACTGGTAATGCTGATACTGCTACTGCACTTGAAACTGCTAGAGACTTTAGTGCTTCTGGTGATGCAACTGCTTCTGCTGTTTCTTTCGATGGTTCTGGTGATGTTGATCTCGTATTGACATTGGCTAATACCGCAGTATCTGCTGGTTCTTATGGTTCTTCAACCGAGATTCCTACTTTCACTGTTGACAGTAAGGGTCGTTTGACTGCTGCTGGTACTGCTTCAGTAGGAACTGCACTTACAGTTGCTGGTGATTCTGGATCAGAAGTCATTGATCTTCTCAGTGAGACTTTGACAATCGCAGGTGGTACTAACTTAACTTCATCTGCTGCATCAGACACTGTTACAATTAACCTTGATAATAATATTTCACTTACTAGTGTAACAGCATCTGGTATTATTACCGCAACTAGTGGTTTCTCTGGTGATGTAACTGGTAATGTTACAGGCAATGTTACTGGTGATCTTACTGGTAATGTTACAGGTAATGTTACTGGCGATCTTACAGGAGATGTAACTGGTAATGTTACAGGTAACGTAACTGGTAATGTTACAGGCAATGTTACTGGTGATCTTACAGGAGATGTAACTGGTAATGTTACAGGCAATGTTACTGGTGATCTTACAGGAGATGTAACTGGTAATGTTACAGGCAATGTTACTGGTGATCTTACAGGAGATGTAACTGGTAATGTTACAGGTAACTTGACTGGAAACGTTACTGGCGATGTTACTGGCGATCTTACAGGTGACGTAACTGGTAACGTAACTGGCAATGTTACTGGTGATCTTACAGGAGATGTAACTGGTAATGTTACAGGTAACTTGACTGGAAACGTTACTGGCGATCTTACAGGTGATGTAACTGGTAATGTTACAGGCAATGTTGTTGGTAATATCAATTCCAGTGGACTTTCTACAGTCACTAATCTGGAAATTGATGGTTATGTTTCTGTTGGAAACACCTATGGTGAGCTGAATCAGGTATTTGCATCTGTTGGTGCTGGTGTTACCTGGAAGTCAATTACTGATCTTCTTCCTCAGGCAAGAACAACCCAGACAAGCACAGCAACTGCTGGACAAACTGCATTCTCCTTTAGTTACAATGTCAACTATCTTGATGTATTTGTCAATGGTGTCAAATTGGATTCTGGAGAATTCACTGCAACAAATGGAAGTGACATTACACTCACCGAAGCAGCATTTGTTGGAGACAAGGTTGAGTTTATCTCCTATAACACTGTCGGCGCTGGTGCAGGTAGTGTAAATAGCCTGAATGATCTTTCTGATGTATCTCTTGCTTCACTTTCTTCTGGAAATCTTCTTTCCTATAATGGTTCTGGTTGGGTAAATAACAGCAACCTGAGTGTTGGTGTTGTTACTACAAGTGGTGCTGTTGAAGTTGGTGGAAATCTGACTGTTACTGGAGATTTGACTGTTGAAGGATCAACTACAACAATTAACTCCACAACTCTGACGGTTGAAGATCTGAACATTGTTGTTGCAAATGGTGCCGCCAATGCAGCAGCTGCTGATGGTGCTGGACTGACTGTTGATGGTGCAAACGCAACATTTACTTATGCTTCTACTGGTGATAAGTTTGTATCCAACAAAGATGTTGAAGCACCAAACTTCAACTCAACTTCTGATAGAAACCTCAAGGATAATATCAGACCTGTTGAAGGTGCTTCTGAACTTGTTTCTAATCTTGAAGGTGTACATTTCACCTGGAAGTCTAATGGTCAAGAAACAATCGGTGTCATCGCTCAACAAATTGAAGAGCATCTGCCACAACTGGTTCAAACAGGTGAAACCCATAAGACTGTTAATTATAACGGTTTGATCGGTGTTCTGATTGAAGCAGTTAAGGAACAAGGTTCTCAGATTGCTGCTCTCAAAGCAGAAATTGAAGAACTCAAAAAGTGATTTGAGTAAAAACTAAAGTATCAAAGAGGGGAGAGATCCCCTCTTTTTTATTGGTTGTCTAAATATATAAAAAACGTGTTAGATGGCTAATACAAGAGAATTATCTCAATTCGCATCTTTAATTCATGTTATTGATGAAAATAAAAGCATTGGTATAGTTACTTCATATCCAAATGCAAATATTGGTGTTGGAACTTTAGTACCAACATCTAAAGTTGATGTGGTTGGTGATGTCAATATATCTGGAGTTGTCACTGCAACTTCTTTTTTTGGTGATGGTTCCAATTTAACTGGTTTATCCGTAGACAATTCTGGATATTTTACTGGAATTATAACTGCAACAACCGCAACGTTTACTGGAACTGGTGCCGTTGGTCTAAATACTGGAACAACTGCACAGAGACCCGCATCACCAGATGCGGGTATGATCCGTTATAACTCTGAGATTGAGCAGTTTGAGGGATATACTAATTCATGGGGAAGTCTTGGAGGAGACTCTGGAGCATCTGGATCTGGTGGAGATGCAGTATTCTATGAAAATGATATTACGGTGACGACTAGTTATACAATTACCTCAGGAAAGAATGCCATGAGTGCTGGGCCAATTACGATTAATGCTGGAGCCACGGTTACTATTCCAGCAGGTTCTGTTTGGACAATTGTATAGATATTTTTTAAGGAGATTATACAAACATGTCACCTCTTAAGTTAGACGGATCTAATGGTATTAGTGGAATTGACGGAACCGTTAATAGACCAGCAGTTGTTGGTATAGACACAACAACAGGTCTCCAATTTGGAACGAATGAAGTCAGTATTGTTACTGGTGGAACCGAGCAAGTAAAAGTTGACAGCTCCGGCAGGTTGTTAGTTGGCACGCCTTCTAGCTCTACTGCAGACACATTAGTTCTCCAAGATAACAGCAGCTCTACAAATGATGTCGTTGTAGTAAGGATGCGTCGCGGTGGAACTCCTTCTGCAAATTCCGACATAGGTTTAATTTCTTTTGAAGACGGCAGCAGCAATGCTGGTGCAGAAATTCGGGTAACAAACGACACCGCATCTAGCTGGGGCTCGGGTGACTATCCAGCTCGTATAACTTTCAGCACCACCGCCGACGGAGCGAGCAGCCCGACGGAGCGGATGAGGATTGCTAAGAACGGGGCTGTTATGTTCCTCAAAACCACTACAGCTAATATCTTCGTGGATGGATTTGAGGTCAATAATACAGGCACTGGGGCTCAGTTATTGCTTACAAACTCGGGCAACGGAACTGTCGCAATGTATATCAATTGTCGTTATGGGGCTGGTTATCAATACCCTATGCAGTTTTATTATGGAACGTCACACGTAGGATCAATCAGGATTTCGGGAACTGTAACTGATTATTTGACTACATCCGATTATCGCTTAAAAGAAAATGTTGTTGAAATTACTGACGGCATTGATCGCATCAAACAGTTAAGGCCCAGTAGGTTTAACTTTATTGCTAACCCAAGTGTCACGGTTGATGGTTTCATCGCACACGAAGCGCAAACTGTTGTACCTGAAGCCATATCAGGAGAACACAATGGTGTTCAGACTTGGAAGGAAACAGACGAATTGCCAGAGGGTGTTTCTGTTGGTGATCCCAAATTAGATGAAGATGGGAACACAATTCCTGAATATCAAGGCATCGACCAATCCAAACTGGTGCCTCTGCTGACTGCTGCATTGCAAGAAGCTATTGCCAAAATTGAAACCCTTGAAGCATCTAATGCTGCACTTGAAACCCGTCTAACCGCACTTGAAGGAGGTGCATCATGAGTATCAAACTAAACGGAGCAATAAACGGTTCGGTTGAACTGGACGTTCCCGACGCCATTGGGTCAGACGTAAGCCTGACAATTCCAGGTGCTGCTGGCACGCTTGATCGTTTGGAGCGTGCTGGAAATATCTTGCAGGTTGTTAGCACTAATTGGAACGACAAAAAATCTTATGGAACTGCTGATGGCTCTGGACAGTCACTAACAAACGGTTTTAGCGTAATTCCTTCAGAAGGGTACGTTGACATTACTGCACAAGGAGATAACTCTAAATTTTACGTTGTTTGGAACACAAATTCAACTTCCACTGGTGACAGTACTTTGGCTGATTGGATTGGAGGTTATGGTCTTGTTGTAGATCCTGCTGGAGGAACGTCTTGGACTAGAATTGGCAGTGGACAAAACAGTAGCGCAACTAATAATGTGAAATTTTTTATGACTAGGGCTTCTCCATACGGAACAGCAGGCAACAACACTTTTTGGGTATTGCAGGGTAATGGAAGTTACCTATATACATCATCGGTTGCTTCAGGTAATACACTGAGATTTGCTGTTGAATATTTTCACTACGACAACGTTGAACACGATACTCTTTTAATCAACCGTAATGAAAACGACGGTAGTGGGGCTTTCCCATATATGGGTAGTTTTGCTTCTACAATTAGTGTTATGGAGGTAGCAGCATGATTGAAAGAGCCCTTAAAAACCTTGCTCCAAGTGCTGGCTGGGTGATTACTAATGGTGTGATTGATTGGCTCAGTCCAGACATCACCCAACCTACTGAAGCTGAGATCCAAGCTGAGATTGCACGTCTTGAAGCGGAGCAACCTTGGAAAGAACTACGTCAAAAGCGTAACCGTCTAATCGCTGAAACCGATTACCTGGCGTTGTCTGACGTAACACTGACTACTGAGATGGCTGCTTACCGCCAGGCCTTGCGGGATCTACCTGCAAATACTACTGATCCAACTAATCCTGTTTGGCCTGTTAAACCTGGAGGTGCATCATGAGCACAATCAAAGTAAACCGCATTGAGAACACCTCCACAACTGATGGCGGTGTGTCTATTGATGTTGACGGTCACGTTACGATTGACGGTCAGCAGTTGCCTACTACTGGTCCGTTGAGTAACAGAAACGTCATCATCAACGGGGCGATGAGAGTAGCGCAGAGAGGTACAAGCTCAAATAGTTCTGGATACCACACTATTGATAGATTTTTAATAGCAATGGATGGGGGGACTTATAATCAAAGCCAACAAAGTGTTGGTTTATCTGATCTTCCATACACTACTGACGGAATCACTAAATATGCAAGAATAACTAATACGACTGTTCCACCTGATACCACTGGTTTTAGAGGTATTAGGTATAGTTTTGAAAGCCAAGACTTATACAATAGCGGTTGGCAGTACCAAAGCCCTACCAGTTTCGTCACCGTAAGCTTTTGGGTTAGAGCAAGCGTAAGTCAAAAGTTTTACGCCAGTTTAGAAACTACCAATGGAACTGCCCAAAAATATGTTTGGGGATTTACTCCAGCTGCAAATACTTGGACTAAAATCACCAAGGTTATCCCAGGTTCTGCCAGTATCTCATTGAATAATGATGCGAACTTAGGCGCATATCTTAATGTTGCAGCTTTTTGGGGAACCAACTTTACCGATAGCGGAGTTTCAGAAGATGCGTGGGAAGCGTGGCTTACTGGAACAAGGTTCCCAGATTTTTCTACTACTTGGAAAGATACTGCTGGAGCAACCTTTGAAATCACTGGCGTCCAACTAGAAGTAGGTTCCAAGGTTACCCCGTTTGAACACGAGAGCTATGGTCAGACTTTGGCTAAGTGTCAGAGGTATTATTATGAAGTTTTTACTTCTGAAAATAATCTTGAAAGCTTTGGGGCAGGTAGTGTTTGGACAAGTTCTTCTGTTTACTTTAGTGTAAATTTTCCAGTAACTATGAGAGCTTATCCATCATTTTCTGGGTTCACAGCAGGTAATGGTCCAGGATATTTAGTAATCTATTCTACAGGTGTTGCTGCGTGGACCAACGATTCTAATTCTATATTGGCTACTCAAAGACTAGGCATAAATGGTGCAGCGTTATACACTACTTATTTTGTGAGTACTACAAATGGTATTGGAGGCAGTGTCATAACTTTTACACCAGGAAATGGTGCTTGGGTTGAAAAATACAGCCCTAATCTTAGAGCAAACTTTAGCGCGGAGCTTTGAATCATGTACAAACTTGTGATTACACCTGTAGGCCCTTCTGACATCATTTTTAGAGTAAGCGATGGCGTTTGGATTCCACCTGATCCTGCCAACACTGACTACCAAGAATACCTCGCTTGGTTAGCCGAAGGCAACGAACCACTACCTGCTGACGAGTAACAAATTGGGTCATCCGTGCTATAATAGATAGTGTGCGGATGACCTTTTTGTATGTTTGCAATTGGAATGGAAGTCAAGTCATCAATCTTCAGCTGGTGTAATTGTACAAGAAGTTGAAAAGATTTTACCAGAAATTGTAAGGGAAAATGATGGAAATATGTCTGTAAATTATAATGGATTGATTGGATTATTGATTGAAGCAATTAAAGAGCAACAACAACAAATAAATATTCTTACAGAAAAAATTAATGAGTCAGAAAAATAAAATTTAAAATCCACCTAACAAACTGGCACACCCAGACCCATATGATTTTGATAAAATTGTAGAATCAATCGATAAACAGTGAGGTAATTGAAAATGGAAACTGATAAGACTTTTTATTTCATGGCTGGTCTTCCTCGTTCTGGAAGTACTCTTCTCTCAGCTATCTTGAATCAAAATCCAAGATTTTATTCTGGACCGAGTTCTCCAGTAGTCACAACAATGCTTGCTTTGGAGCGTTCGTTTTCAAATGATGAGTTATTTTTGGGATATCCTAAAGTTGAAGTTGCTAATAAAATTATTGCATCTATTCTTCCACAATATTATAGTGATGTTGGTAAACCAGTTATCTTTGATAAAAACAGATCTTGGACTAGACAAATGAATTATATTACTGGATATTTTGATATTGTACCTAAAGTTATTTGTCCAGTAAGAGATATTTCTGAGATTCTAACGTCCTTTATTATGATGTGTCGTCGTAATCCTTATACCAATCAAAATACCAATCAAACAAGAATTAATTTTATCGACGAGATGCTAATCAAATATAATATTCCTTTGACTGATGATAATCGTTGTGATTATTTATTAAGTCCAAATGGTGTTCTTGGTCAAGCATGTGAAGGATTGGAACAAGCAATTGCCGAAAGATATGATCATTGTCTGCATTTTGTAGAATATAGAGATTTAGTGAATAATCCAAAATCGACTATGAAAGCAATTTATGAGTTTCTTGGAGAGGAAGAGTTTGAACATACCTTTGATAATCTAAAAAATCCTCATCGTGAAAATGATCTGGAAATTTATGGTGTCGCAGATATGCATGAAGTTCGTTCAGTAGTCAAATCAACTGCGCCAGATCCAAAAGAAGTACTTTCAGAAAATATTATATCAAAATGTCAAAATACTCCTTTTTGGAAATCTCTTACAGATAATGATGAAGAATCAGAAGTAGAGTCTAGTGAAAAGACTTCTGAGTGATTATTGATTAGTCCTTTTATAAAACCACTTCAAAAACTGGTACACTTGACCCCTCAGTTCACCCTGAGGGGTCTTATAGTATGCGGAGACACACAAAGGAGATGACCACCACTGAGAAACTAATCTTTATTGCATCTTTCATGTGGATGATGCAATGGGGTACTAGAGTTGTTTATCAAGGATTATCTCATGCATTGTATTAGTATTGTTCCCTCAGAGTGTCCTAAAACACCCTACAAGACCGTTGAATCACATATTCAGTGGTTCTTATTAGAATATCTGTTTGATTACACTGTAGACGTAACTGTCGTCTATATGGATCTTTCAGATGAAGGTGTTGATGGATGGTGTATGAGAGAAGATGAGAACGAGTTTCTAATTCAAATTGATGAGAATCTCGAAGGTGAAGAACATGAGAAGACACTATTTCATGAATTATATCACCTTTACCAACATATGGTAAACATTCCCCGATGTGAGATTTGTGCACATCTAAGTGAGGAACAATCACTTGACAGGTTCAAGAAATCCCTGTAAACTAGGCTTGTCCTGGAAGATAGGAACAGTTTAAGTATCTTAAAGACCCTATTTCCTCACTACAGAATAACTCACCTCTAAAAGTCCACACAAGTGTAACCTGACCAAAACAATGAAACCAAAGTTTATTACTGTTGAACCTAAGTCTGCAAAAGCAAAGAATCGTTTTCATAATATGATGGATCAGTTACATTCTTGTAGAGTAGAACAAGAAACTGATGATAAGATGTTTTTGAGTTCTATTACTGGACGTTACCACTTTTGGATGAACAAAACTAATGACAACAACTGGCAAGTAATCAAATGAATTACAATGAAACTTGGAAAGTAATGAATGACCTTGAGGATTCATTCAATAAAATTAGCACTGTAGATTTTCTTTCAGAAAAACTGAATGATGCAGTGAACAGTGGCAATCAACAGGATGTAGTTGACATTAGTCATGCATTGCTTGCATTTCTTCCTGTATATCAGAAAGATTTTGATGAAAAATTTCAGATTGCATGGAAGAAAACTGTTGTCGAACTTCATAAAGAAACGTTTTTTAACAAAATCGGTCTTACTGAATAAATTTGTCTAAAATTCAGATAGATATGTTAGGATTTGACAACACACATGACTCTTCCTTCTAAAGACAACAAGCTTTCTCAACAAGAAATTGAATCTATTGGGATAGCATTAGAGCAATCAGACATTCGTGCCATTCATCCAAATCGAATGGAAGCATATGCAGACTATCTTGTGAGTAAATTGACTGAACAAAGTGATGGACAAGAAACAAAAACTTGTAATTGCACATGTGCAAGTGGAAAATCTACTTGCATTAACAGAGGAATTTGACTATAAAGATTACATTCAAGGTAAACTTTATACACTCAAGTATGAGTTAGAACGTCAGTTAGGTCTTATTGACAAACAAGTCTAAATCTATTATACTATCAGAGTAAACTACAGGAGCAGATGAAGTATCTTTTTATTGTTGATCACTTTGTGCCATTTCCACAATCAGAATATGGTGGTATTTGGGCAGTGAGGGCGTCAAATGAGGAAGAGTGTTTTGACCTCATTACAGCACACGATAATGATGGGTATCCTGAGTTTTATGGTAAACTCAGAGAGAATATTGAAAAAGGTACTAAATATGGTTTGATAGATGATGAACCCTCTGAAGTACTCGAAAGTTTCCTAACATGACTAACAAAAAGGATCCCAACGACAAATATTCTGAGTGGGAGGTTGACTTCCACGCAAATGAATCTCATGAAGAAGATGAGGTAAAAGAAAGTGATGGTGTTATCAATGATTGGCATTCTCGCCACAGAGATAAACTCCTAGATGATTTTTGTGATACCCACCCAGGTTCCCCACAATGTAAAGTTTTTGATGACTGAATCTGAAAAACGTGCTCTTGGTCTTATGATTGAGAGTGTTCTCAAACCTGACGCCAAACTCCGTGGTTGTGCATATAATCAGGGATGTTATGATGAGCTCATGGAGTGGAGAAAGAAGATGTTAGATCTTCTTCAATCATACAATGAATCAACTGACAATGAAATTTCCTCATAAAGCTCCGTCTGGTTATGAATACTGGACTGATGATTATTCAAAGACAATCAAACGTATTTGGATAAGAAATCTTGACACTGAATTTTCATATACAGAAAAAAGACCAAGTTCTGTGTGGGGGTTTTTCTGTCGTCGTAAATGTGTTTTTATGGCACCTATTCATAAAGACAAACCTGGCAAAGTTGTAAAACCAGAAGATACGACTCCTTATTCTGCTATGCAACTTAACTTGAATCCACTCATGGCAGCTTTCAATGAATAACTTAGATCCATCACAAATTACATTAGAATCACCTTCTAAGTCTTTTGCTTATGAGAGACTTTCTCGCGAGATAAATGATTGTAACGATATTGTGGTATTAAAAGAGGCTCTTCGTTGTTATGTCAAGCTCTACTTTCGTCAACAAGAAACTATCTCCCTCATTGGAGTACCCAGAATCAGAGATGAGAACATTTGACGTAGAAGTCAATGATTATGTAAAATGGCACCATTATGGTGGTATTGATGAAGGTTGGGTATATTTTAAGTGTGATGAATATATTACCATTGAAGTAGGAATTAGACCTAAACCCTATTGTAATTTGGTAAAAAATGTGTTACACTGTAACGATCATATTCTAGTTGTTTGTCATAGTCAGTATTGGGATGAATTAGAATACATAAAAACAAGGAAATCTAAACATGAAACTGAAGAATGTTTTGTTAGGACTATCTCTATTGATCGTCCCTCCAGCCATGGCTAAACCCACTCAGGGTTATTACACCATGGATGCGATGGGTTGTATGATCCTAAGAGAATGTACTGACGGAGTTCAAGAAATATTTTCGATTAGTGATATTTCAAAAAAATATCCTAAATCGAATTTTTCTTTAGTTTCTGGTGAGTTTGATAATATATTAGATGCACTTCAACAAGTAGGAGTGAAGGTATTTCTTGCACCTGAAAAATATTTCCCACCTGGCCATCGTGGTGTTTATCATACTGTAAGTAATAATTTTTATCTTAATGATGCTTTTATGCATCGTCCTAGTGTTTTGATGACAGTTATACGACATGAAGGATGGCATGCAGCACAAGATTGTATGGCAGGTAGTATTAAAAACTCATTAATTGCTATTATATTACCAGAGGAAGATGTTCCTCAAATCTGGAGAGATATGACAGAGAAAACATATCCATCTTCTGCAGTTCCTTGGGAATCAGAGGCCAAATGGGCAGGATTGACTGAAGGAATGACTATGAAAGCACTTAATGCTTGTGCTAGTGGTAAAATGTGGGAAGTGTATACACCCACTCCGCTCACACGTAAATGGTTAATTGAAAACGGTTATATCAAATGATACCTATTATTATTACAGAACCAATTACTTGGCAGAAAATAGAAGTTCCTCAAGAGATTGTTCAACATTGTGCAGAGTTTACAATGTTAGATCCTTATGATACTAATCAGTTATCAATCAATAACTTAATATTGTTGGATTGTTACTGGTATAATATGAATTATTATCGTGATATGGTTGTTGTTCCTCTTGGTTGGTGATGTGGAGAATTTGGTCACTTGCATTAGGTAGAAAAGATGGACGAACGGACAGGGAAGCTGATTATATCGCTGTCATTAGGACTGTGGTTTTTGTTACTTATTTCATCACAAACTGCTTTATTGTCGCTGGTGTCATACGTCACTGGAACTCGGTAGACAGTTGTAAAAGGGGCACAAGTTTGTTGACACCCACTCCTAAATAGACTATAGTCTTAAGGTAGTCAATCAGGAGTTCGCATGTCTGCCACCTATCTTCCTCAAAAGACCAAGTATAGGATTACACTTGAAATTGATGTAATGGATGATTTTTGTCCGCACAACATTGACTTTACTAAACTACTAGGTCTCGAAGGTGGTGAAACCGTCGATGCTTATGTTGAAGATTTGTCAGTTCCTGACTGTTTCTTCTCCTGATAAAATAGAGGGTGATAAATAATCATACTATCACCCTCCATCATGGCTTTTTACGCAACAAAACCATCGTTGATTGATCCAAATATCACAGTATATTATGCTGGTGGTAATAGATGGTCCGATCAATCATCTGAGAAAGTAACTTTTGCAACCCGAGAGACTTTAGACTCTAAAGTTGCTAATGTTGATGGTAAAAGCGGTGGATTCAAAAATGCTACGGTTGTAGAAGAATGAAAACACTCAGAGAATTTCTTTCAGAAGCACAATACGATCCTGACCTTAAAGGTGCACAGATTCGTAGGACTGGTGAAGGTGGTAGAAAACAACCTAAAAGAGATACTGAATCCAGAAGAAAACCTGGTCAATCACCACGTATGAAAGCAGTTGGTGGTGGTAAAATGGAACCTGTTGGTTCATATAAAGACAGAAAGGATATTGGTTCAACAAAGGCTCGTTCTGAAAGGGAACAACAACCTGAGAAAGAACGTGGTTCTGCAAGACAAGCTCAGTTAGATGCAGCAAAAGAGGAAAGAAAAAAGGCCGCACGTGCCAGAATTGCAGCAAGAAAGGCTGGTGGTGATGTTAAGAAGACTGAAACATCTTCAGCCGCAGCTGAAAAGAAAGCAACACAACTTCTGAAGACAAAGAAAGCAGAACCTAAGAAGACTGAACCTGCAAAACCACGTCGTAGTTGGAAAACTGCAGAAGGTGGTGGTATGACAAGAAAAGAAAGAGATGCTGCACGTAATAAAGAAACTGGTCAAAGTAGAAAAGATGTGAAGTCACAACTTCGTGCTGATTTTGAGAAGAAACACGGTAGAAAACCAAATAAGAAAGAAGCAATTCAACTGACTGCAAAGGCACATGCAGCTGCAAAGGCTCTAAAATGACACAGAAAATGATGCGACTGTTTAATACAATAACAGAAGCCACAACTTACATTAAGAATGAAACAGGATGGGATGAAACCAAATCCTTGAGTTATGTGAATAACCATACTACAATGAAAAATGGTGATAAAGTCTGGGTAGTTCTCCCCTGACATTATTACTCACCTTGAAAGGTCCACTATAGTACGAGACCACACTTTTATTATGACAAGCACCCATATTGAGCACCCCGAAGATCTTATTTTGACTGGCGATATGTCAGTCTTTGATCTTCTGTATGATCGTGCTCACATCTCTATGAAGATGGATGGTATGTCAC